GTCGTTCTGAAGTTCTTCATAAGTAACCAGTTTTTTTTCATTAGGAGGTGGAGGTGTAGGTGTAGGTTTATTAAAATTTTTATTAATAAAATTCATAATAACGGTAATATAATTTTTGTTAAGTTCAGTTAAGTTGTTATTATTTGTAGAATCATGGAACTTTTTTAGGTTCACATTAAAAATGTCAATGATCTGAGAAACTTCATTCTGGGGTTTATTTTTCATAAAATCATTGTCCATTATTACTTCCCATAAGAGAGAAACATTTTGTTTTGTTAAAAAATCGGTTTTGCTCATTATATAAATAATATAATAAATACTATTTATATTTTTTACATATAAATAAAGTTATAGACTTTTATTAAAATATCTGTCTCTAAATTCACTCATAAATTTGTCCTTTAATACATGCGTTTTCAAATAATGGTCTGTAATTTTATCCTGTAACATGTGAACAATGAAAAAAATGGAATAAATACCACATTCCGTATCTCCATATTGATGTTCTACTGGATGATTTTCATCGTATTTAAAATCAATCCCCAATTCTTTACCTTGTTTTATAACTCTGTCGACAAAAACCTTGATTTCTTTAGGCGCTTTTTGTCCTACACTGTCAAAGAAAAATATGCGGGCTTTCTTTATATTGATAAACATTGAAATCCAATGCTCGCCTGATTTGTCATGGGTGTCTGTATTAAAAATAATCCCGATTTTGAATTTACCACGATCTATTTGGTCTTTTACACTGAATTTACATAACTCTTCCCAAACGCATTCGCCAAATAATAGTTTTTTGTCAAAATCAATTGGAGATGGACCGATAAACTCATAGCACTTATACGCGTGTTCAAATTGTTTCATTACATTTATTAAATCCATACTTGTAAGCCACTCATTCGGTTTTCCTTTCCAATCATCGGGTTGCAATGGAGCAAAAGATTCCTTTTGAATTGTGGAGACATCTTTTGAATTTACAAAATTTTGTTTTAACCAGCAAGATTCTGTATTACATGTCTTACTCATGTATTTGGATAATTGAGAGTGAATTTCCTCATCACTATTTGAATTAATTAATAAATCTGGGTGTCTGGCATTCCATAAGTCACGCAGTTTAAAAAGAGTTTTGTCCGTATAACATGAAAACATATTTAACTCATCCTTTTTTTTAGGACTACACCGAATTTTTTTTGCGTGGAAATTTTTTAATGTATTGTGCAATGAAGGTTGACTTGGGTTATTTTTTTTTGTTGTGTTGTATATTGCGTCTACCGTTTTTACTTCGATTAACTTTTTTTTGCTTCTTTTTTTAAATTGTCTATTTTTTCTTTTAAACAATCTTTTCGTTTTTGGTTTCCTCATAATTATTATCTATATTTTTCTTTTTCCTTAATTTATTAAGATTCTTTTTATTTTTAGTATGAGGTATAAATATATCAATGGGTGTTTTTTTTACAAAGTTGTCTAAATACATATTTTCCATTTTAATTTTTAAAGAACGCATTTCTTCTTCATCTACTAGTTGTGCTTCTTCTACTACTTCTTCTACTACTTCATCTACTACTTCATCTACTACTTGTCCTTCTTCATCTACTTCTTCTACTATTTCTCCTTCTATTAATTCATCTACCACTTCTTCTTCTTCTATATCTTCTTTATCATACTCTGCTTGAACCGTCTCTGTATGGTCTGTCATTTTAAAATGATGAATACATGATTTTAGGAAACTTTCAAAACCAAATTTAATGTCTGCCGGCATATCTTCTACATCTTTTTTCCTTAATAATTTTTTGGTTAATTTTATAAATCGTTGACTATAAAATTTCCTTTCTCTCTTTGAAATCGATTCCGATGTCTTTTTTTCCATATAATTTAAATATTGTGACTTGTTCATTAAATATTGTAAGGTTATTTGGTTTACGAATGATTCTGAATTAGAAATTGTTTCTTCTTCGGACGACATAATTATAGTATTTAATTTTAAATAAATACTATAATTTAAACTTAATAATAGTTAAGTTTTAAATTTTATTCTGTTAAATCCTTTACTTGACATCGCGTCGAATTATTAAAAGAACCGAACCCTACTATTTTATTATCTGGATTTGGGTTAAAGGCGTCGAAATTTTCCTTTTTAAATAGCAGTGGATGTGTTTGTTGAACATGCTTAGGAAAATATGAATATTGATATAAATCGCTTTTACTATCGGGAACATAAGTAGATTGACTGCACTTCTGTAAAGCAAAAATTTGGTTTCTCAATTCCGACTCTTTATTTATACCTGATGCGAATCCGGACCACGGAGATTCAGTATTACCAGGATTAAAAACAGTGTGGGGAGTAAAATTTGGTGCTTTCATTAGTTTTACATTATTCATTTTTCTTGGGTCAACAATGGGCAAAAACGAGTATTTTGTTGAAACTGCTCTTACATCTAAATAAGGTTGAAGCGGTTTTGACGGAATGTTTCTCTCGTATATTCTTGAATTTTGAGTATTATGAATGTTTGCTACAGTTTCTTGCATCTTATATTATATTATATATAATATTTTTATATGTCTAATATTTTTTTAAATTATAGAATATTTTAATAATATAGAATGACAAATATTTACGGAATACAAGAAAATTTTTTTAATATTGTAATATTTATCAATTATTTATTGTATTTTATTATTGTTTTTGGTATTTCTATTAATGCGCCTGATTATCTATCCTCTCTCGATTATTATGTTAAAATGTATATATCTGGTTTTTTGTTATTCCGTTTCAATCCATTTAGAAAAGTGGAGTTTACTGAACTAGACCGTAAAATTGTATTTAGTGCGGCAATTTTTATTTTTACGACTACTGCTATTAATAGTTTATTAATTACCTATTTAAAGAAAATAAAAGGGTATTTTGTTCAAAAGTCAAAACTAGTTTCTTTTAAAAAATAAAAGTATTATTATTATTTATAATAATGACAAAATATACCGCTTTAATAATTGAACCTAGAGAACATAAAGCCTTAAATTTTGTTTTAAATAATTTTTTAACTAATTTATCAGATGATTGGAGTATAATTATTTTTCATGGTAATCAAAATAATGATTATGTAAAAAATATTGTAGAAAATTTAGAAGAAAATTATAAAAATCGAATATTAAAATTAATAAATTTAAACGTTGACAACTTAACTCACCATACATATAGCGATTTATTTAAATTAGAAAGTTTTTATGATCATATACCAACTGAAACATTTTTGGTTTTTCAAACAGATTGTATAATATTAAAGGAAAATAAAGATTTTATAAATTCATGTTTAGAATATGACTATGTTGGAGCACCATGGGTATGTAGTAAGCAAGTTGGAAATGGTGGTTTATCATTGCGTAAAAAAAGTAAAATGTTAGAAATTGTTAAGAGTAAAGGATTTATACCAAATATGTACGAAGACATATATTTTACATCAAATATTGACCCAAACATTAGTTATAATATTCCAGACTATACAGTTGCTAGAATGTTTTCAGTTGAGACGTTATTTTATGATAGTCCTTTTGGTCTTCATAATTGTTGGAAATATTTAAATGTAGAAGATTTTCTTTTTTTAATTAATAAATACAGTGACTTACAGGAATTAATGTATTTACAATGAAAAGTTAAAAAGTTAAGTTTATTTTAAAATTTTATTTTTTTAAAGTGAAAAAATAAAAAAATGCGAAAAAAATGCGAAAAAAATAAAAAAAATTGAAATACTTTTTTGAGATACTAAGATTGGTATATATTTTATAGACTTCTTACTATTTCAAAATAGAAAATTTTAACAAATTAAAAGTATAAACTGATAAATTTATTTATTAAAAATGAACTCCAGTGATATCATTACTTTGACAAGTGTCACCGGCGACGAATGGGAAGGAGAATCTACCTTTGAACATGATTACGAATTCGCTTGCAACCATTGTGAATGTGAAATGGAAGATGGTATGACTTGGCATTGGAAAGGCGAACAATACTATTGTGCCGATTGCGCATCTATCTTGTTTGACGAGTCAAAACCACTTACCGCCTATGAAATCATGCTAAAAGAAAGCCAAGAACGAGAACGTCAAGAACAAGCACGCCTAGAACAAGAGCGCCTTAAAGTACCAGAATCTGAACGCAGACGCATTAGAGAAGAACGCGAAGAACGACAGCGTCGAAACCAAAAAGAAAGAGAAGAGGAAATGGAAGAGTATCGTGCATGGCGCGAAGGTAAAGATGTTGAATACAAGAAGACTTATTCAACTTTGTCGAACATACTTGCCATGGAAGAGAGCAAGAGAATACAAAAACTTACTAGAGAACTCTTAGAAGAAGACGACATTGAGAGCACTCGTTTAACCTGTGAGTACACGGGTCCCGAGGAACATGACCCCAACTACGATTACGATTCGCTCCAAAGCGATGATTGGCTCCA